TGTTGTTTCTATATTCCATATATTTTTATGTTCTATTTTTAGTTTGCTTATTTGCTTTTTAACCTCTTTAAACTTATACTGCAAGTATTTTATTTGTTTTTTATTTAGTTTTTTCTTTTTTCCGTGTGTGTCTAGTTCATTATGTCCTAAGTGATATACTAAGCCATTTCTACAACTTTCTGCATTAGCAAGATCCAAATATGTAGGCTCTAAATCATAATCAGTCAGTACATTAACCATTTCTAAATATATAAACATTGTAAATCTTCCAAAATTCCTAATCTGTGATAGATTGCTATAACAATAGTCATAAGTCATTTGATTAGTAGGTTGTTTCAGTGACTTAAAATAATCTTCTTGTGTCATATTACCTATTAAACTTTTATAACTTACAAATGTTTCTACAAACTTGTTTTGTGTCTTTACTCTCAATCTATCAGTTTGAAATAGTGTTTTATCTTTGTTATTATCCCACCACCTTTGCAATCTTGCTACGTCTACATTTTCATAATCAGGAAATTCATTGTAAACATAATATACCATTGTTGCAGAGTAGCAAGTTCCAAATAAAAAAGCCAACCAATATCTTTGCTCTATGTTTAATTCAAATCTATCTGCAACATATTTTAAACAGTCATTACTTGGATCTATGTCCTTAGCTATTGATGATTGTATGTGATATTCTATGAAGTCCACCAAATAATTTGTTTAACACCTGCTTTTGTTTCAGTTTCTCCTGCTTTTGTCATTCCCATTGATTTATAAAATTTATTTCCTATTTCATTGTCTTTGTTACATTTCAACATTAGTGGTTTAGGTAAATGATTATATAATACTCTACCTGCACCTTTTTTTACATTGTCTAAATCTACTGCAATCTCATATAATACATTTGCTTTATATTTTTTTGAATAACCATATCGCATAAAAGCTATTTCATCTATAATTACGTATTCATATTTCGCTTTACCTTCTACATACTTATCCCATATCCAAAATAAATTGAAACCTCCTATGTGTTTTTTGTGCTGTTTATGTAGTTTTTTTATAAATTCAGCATCATTTATATTTGCCTTTCTAACTTTCATATAATTTATAAGGTATTAGTTCAGTTGGTTTATAGTTTTTGTTTACTCTTTTAAATATATCTTTAGTTGATGCATAAAAAGTAGCATTATCTGTTTTTAGTTGCCACAAAGGTCTATTTTTGTTTCTTATAGCATAAATTTTATCTTGCTGCATTATAATACCTGCAAAAGATCCTGTTGTTTTTTTTACAAAATCTATTATGTCTTTTTTATTATTGCACTTTTGTAATAATATTTCACCATCATTATCTGTGTTCATTGTTATATTGTACGTTTCTTGCATTTCTTGTTTTGTTCGCATATCTAAAACACCATTAAATACTAAACACTTGTCTTTATATTCTATTGGCTGATTATTTGTAGGATCTTTATAATCACCACTTGTTGCATACCTATTGTGATATATTATTTTATTTGTTTTTTCAAATACAACTTTGTCTATGTTGTAGTATTTTTTAGTTATTATTTTTTTGTCATAGTATGAATAGCCAAAGCTGTGCAAACCTCTAATTTTACTTTGTTGTATTATTGATTGCAATATTTTATAATGCTTTTCTATTGGCTTATTGCTACTATATCCTACAACACCACACATTTAATTTAATTTAGTTCCTAACTTTCTATTTTTTGCTCTTTGCACTTCTTCATCTGCTGTACCACAACTTATCATATTTTCTCTGTAATACATAACTAAACTAACTCTTGTTGCATTATTATCTATTTTTTGTATAGGTGTGTTACCATGCCATTGATGAACATCTACTAATAACAAATCACAATTTTGTAAATCAAAAGCCACACCCCATTTTGGCAAAACAAAAAAACCTCCTGTGTATCTGCCTTTTCTTAAAACTACTAAATTTCCAAAACCTTTTGCATAATCTCCTTTGTCTGTATGTACTGCTGTTTGCCAATTTTTGTTTACTGTTACTGTTGTGAATGCAGTATTCTTAATTACAAAGTCTTGACTTGTTTCATCTGCTATTTTGCGTTGCAATGCGTAGTGTTCAGGCATTAATTCTGCATACTTAGAATCTACTAATTTTATAATTGGATATGCTTTTTTAAACTTTTCAAATTGTTTTTCATTAAAAGCTGTTTGCCTACAATAAGGAAATCTTGCGTTTCTATCAAAGTAACCTATTATACCTGAATTTGGTGCTTTACCTACTGCACTTGTTGTGTTACTCCTCGTACCATCTTTTCTTATACGCAAATGTGATGAATTACCTTTATTGTCTTTACCACTTGTAGAAGTACCTCTATTTGAAGATGGCACTGCTGCACTTTTTAGTGATTCAAAAGCTTGTTTTGCAATATTACTTGGTATAATTTTCTTTCTAAATTTTGCTATACATTTATTTGTTTCTTTACAATATACGTCTGCATCATAATTTATGAATGTGTTGTAGTCTTTTTCTGACAATAAAGATCCTTTTAATTTATTAGCATCTTTATCAGACAATCTTGGTTTTATATATAATTCTTTCATAAGTTTTCATATGCTTTTTCTATACAATAGAATACTGTGTCTGTTAAGTTTTCAGTTCCAAATTTTTCTCTAAGCTTTAATTCGTATTCTTTGAATTTAGGTTCTGTTTTAGTATTTAAGAACAATTGCACCATTTTGACGTGGCTTGTTTCTATATCTTCATCTTCTGGGTAATCATAGTCGCCTGTATCTTCAATATCACTATCAAAATTTGCATCATCCCATTTAGGTATATTAACACCCCACTCTTTTAATTCTTCTACATTCCATTCATTAGCTAATATATCCCAATCCCATTCACCAAATGAACTATTATCTTTTATAATAAATTCTTTTTCTTTCTCTTTTGATAAATTTACTTTTTGTATGTAAACTTCTTTTATACCTGCCTCAATACATGCTCTTAACCTCATATTACCACCTAATACTACAAGATCTTCATTTACAACAATAGGTCTAATTTTTAACATTTCAGGAAAGTCTTTTATGCTTTGTACTAATTGTTTAAATTTTTCACCTCTTATAATTCTTGGGTTTTCTGAATTTGGCTGTACTTTACTTATTTTTATTTTTTCCATTTTAGTAACTGTGTTTAAATTTTATTTTGTTTTGTTCTTTAAGATAATTGTTAAATTTTTTATCTGTTTCAGCTTTTATATGACAACTTCTGCATAAAGCTATTAAATTTTCTATTTGATTTTTATGTCCTGTTGGATCCCCACCAATTCCTCTTGGTTCAATGTGGTGTATATCTACTGCAACCTTATTACAATATTCGCATTGTATAACATCATCAATTACGTAGTCGTGATAATCCATATATATTTTTACATATTTCTTCATAGCTTACAACTTTTTTCATATACCTTTTCAAGATTATTTATAATTTGCTTATTACAAGGTGCACAACTTTTCCATTGAGGATCTGTACCAAAAACCCCTCTATATAATGAATTTATAATAGTCTTTTCTTCATTTGTCATTCTTTGATTTCCTAAAACTATTGGTATAACTTCTTCATATATTTTCATTTCATCTTCTGTGAACTGCCTTATGTTTTTAAACCTTGGAAACATTTGATTTAATTGTTTTCTTCTTTTATCACAACCACAATCATCTCCCAATACTTTTTTTGCTAACTTGTCAATACCAGTAGCTTTTGTAAATTTTGCTATATCATCTCCAATTCCTTTTGATTTTTTCATATTCTAAAAAATTTATAAATTAAATAACTAACTAATGGTGCACTCATCATTATTGTAAATATATTCAAATGAGGTTCACCACATAAACCTAAACTGTGTTTCAAAAATTCAATCATCTTTTATGCCTTTTAAATAATTTTTAACATTTCTAATTGATTTGCCTAATGTACTCTTGCTAATTTTTGTAGCTATTGACATTGTTCGCAAACTAAATTTCTCTTTATAATATAATTTGAAAACTGATACATCAAACCAATTAAAACCTTTTAATTTTTCTTCAATCCACTGTAATCTTTCTTCGTTTTTTTCTAACTTTTCTATCTTCTCTTTTGTTAAAGGCTCTTTAGTATAAATATAAAATTCTTTTAATTGATCATCATTGTATTGTTTTCTATACTTTTTGTGATAAGGACTTGTATTGCTTTGATATTGATTTATCATAATTCTAACTATATAAAATGTTAGTTTTTTTTGCTGAATTATTTTATTAATTTTTTCTTTTTCTAATGCATACAATACTAATATTGTTTCGTGTAATAGATCCTCATAGTCAGGGTGTCTGTTACTTGTTATACGTTTAGATATTTCTAACAAGTTTAAATAGCTTTTATCTATATATTCGTTTAGTTTCTGCAAAAATCTTCAAATAATAAAGTTCCAGATTGTTTCAAAGCATTATACTCCCATTGTCCTAAAGGACTAATTTCTGTAACTACAAGTTGTTTATATTTATCTTGTATAAAATCTATTTTGTTATATATATATTCATTTTCATCAAATATAGTTTGCGTTTCTTTGTGTATGTATATATCAGTTGTAACACCTCTATCTACTTCAAACAAGAAATATCTAAAATTTTCTTTATTGTCTTTTGTTCTTATGTTTTTAGGTGGATCGTGTTTTTTTCTCATTTTTTAAAGTATTCATTAAATAGTTTTGTAAATTCTTCTAAACTTCTGCAAACTACAGCTTTATAACCTCTTGCATTTAAATTGTTAATCCATGTTTTTTGTTCTTCTGTAGGTTTGTTATATTTAACTTTTAATTCTACCATTAAACCATTATATTCTTCATTTGGCTCAAATATTAAAATGTCTGGCACCCCTTTCTTGTAAATTTTCTTAATTATAGATTTTTGTTTGTAATTTTTTCTACCTAAAAAAACACCACCTAATGTTGAAGTCCATAGCATATGAGGATATAGGTTTAAATAGTTTACTATTGTATTGTGTAATTCTTGCTCTTTCATTCTTGTATTATAAATATGTTGATTTGCAATACTGCTAAATAAATATGTATTTCCCAATAAGTTCTAATATCATCAGGTGCAAAGTGTCTTACACCAAACATAATACCATTCCTTATTAAAGTAATAAACATCATATACAACTTTCTAATATTTCTTTACATAATTTATAAGGAACTATACTTCTTTCATAATTACCTTTTAATCCTTGTGTTCCTGTTTTAGATCCTCTTGGTGCTGATTCGTGACAAGGCATACCATTTTTGCACATTGGTTTTGGTTTCCAATTTATGTTGTTATGCCATATGTCTGTAGGTTTCATTCTTTTATCACCATATTGACAATAAGTAACAGTATGTCTATTATAAATACTCATAAAGTCCATTTTTCTTAATAATCCTCTTGGGTTTTCAATAAAAAAATATTTAGGTTTAAACCAATCTATAATCTTTAATGTAGTTTTTACAATCTTTATACCCTTTAAACATTTTTCTGTTTTAGGTTTTTTATCTTTTGTCCAATGTGTAGAACAACTTGCTATTGAAAAAGTAGTACAGGGTGGACTTGCCCAAATTATATCAGGTTTAAATGGCACTTTCATAGGCACAAAATCTATTATATCAACCACATAATCAATATTATCAAAATTTTTAAAATCAGTTGTAAATGTTTGCATTCCCATATCTTCAGCTACTTTGCTAAAACTTCTACTACCTGCAAATAATTCTAATACTTTCATACTCTTTTCCTGTATCTAATATAGCCTGTTGCTGTTTCTACCCTTTCATAGCCACAATTTTCAACTAAGTGTTTATAAAACTTATTTACCTGTGATTGATCTTCTTTAATTCTATTTAAATATGCACTATCTAAAAAATCAGGCATATTATTTGCACTACTACCTTTACTAAAGTTTTTTTGGTTTCTGCACCAACGTTTATACCTTAAGTTTGTGTTCCACGTTTTCTCTAATTCAAACCTCATTTTTTTGCCATTATCTTCTGTCCAATATTCTATAAATTCTTCTATGTGTTCTTTGTTTTCTAAATTAGAAACTTCATTTACAAAATTAGATTTGCGTGTTATAATATCTTCTTTTTTATTTATTCTTTTTTCTTTATTATTATTTAATTCAAAATTATCGCATTCTTGTATGTAAATATTTTCATTACTAGTTTTTAAATATTTTGCAATCTTGTTTTCAATTATTTTAAAGTGCTTTTTTGCTGGTATGCCCTTAAGCTTAATTTCTATGTAACCTTTAATTTGTAGTATTTTTAGTGCTTGTTTTATTTGATAATAAGAAAGAGTGGTACTACAAGTTATTGTGCTTGTTGTATTATAAAAAAACCCATCTTGTAATTGATGGGTTTGCTCAAAGTATGCCTTTTTCTGCATAAGATCCGATAAAACAATACTAGCATCTAAACCTAAACTATACAACAAATTTTTGTTCAATATAAAGAATGGTGTAGATGCTAATAAAGTTTTCATAATTTTAAAAATATAAATTTATAGTGTTATATAAAAAATTTTATATAAAAGTTATTAATAATTAATTGTTAAAAAGGCATTTCAACAGACTTT